TAAGTGGCATTACAGAAATGCGTAAATGGAATTATGACGAAATTCAAACAATCTTTGAAATCTTTAAGGAATATAAAAACAATGCTAAAGACTAAAGACACATCAGCCGTTATTCGTAAACGGATTGAGGATGCCAAGGGTAGATATTGGGCTGGAGATAATATCTCAGACTTTATTGAAGACGGTGAAAAAGAAAAACTAATTGAAGAGGCTACAGCAGCCTTTGAAAATGTTCTTGATACATTATTGATTGATCGGCATAATGATCCTAACTCTATGGGAACGGCCAAGCGATTAGCTAAGATGTATTATAATGAAATTATGGCAGGTCGTTATGATCCTGCTCCATCTGCTACAGCATTTCCTAATACAGGTAAGTCTGCTTATCATGGTATGCTTACGGTACGTTCTGAACTAAAGTCTATGTGTAGCCATCATCATCAACCTGTTACTGGTGTTGCCTATATTGGTATTATTCCTACAGATAAGGTTATTGGTCTATCTAAGTATACACGTATTGCTCAGTGGTGTGCTCGTCGTGGTACTCTACAAGAAGAACTATGTAATGATATTGCTCGTGAGATTATGCTAGCCACAGAATCAGAGAATGTGGCTGTCTATATTCAGGCTAAGCATGGTTGCTGTGAGAATCGTGGTATCATGGCTACTAGCTCATTAACACAGACTACGGTTCTCAAAGGCTTATTTAATACACCTCATGCTAAGTCTGAGTTCTTTGATAATGTGCGTATGCAGGAATTAAATTCAAAATAAATTAAAAAATATCCTTTCTAACCCTTGACTTATCCTCTTTTTGGTATTATATTAATAATATCAGAAGGAGGATTTTTTTTATGCTTGATGCTAAGACAGTAAAGGGTATGAATATCAAAGCAGTTGTTGATGATGCTGAATGGCAAGCTGTTCGTAAGGCTCTCATTGGTAATTGGAAAAATAATCATGTTCAGAATGTAAATCTGCTAAGAGAATACTTTGATAAATATAATGATAATCCTTTAGCGATTCGTCGTCTTGTAAATGTATTGACAGGATCTGTTCATCGTGTAGGCCATACAAAAGGTCAAAAAGAAACAGATGCTCTTCGTCGTGATGTTCGTATTGTATGGCGCAATATGCTTGGAGAAGAATGGGATCCAGAAGATCCAAGATATAAGACAGGAGAGATCTAATGAAGACGTTCAAGCAATTCTCAGAGGGGCCTAAGGATGCTGCTGGTAAGTCAGTCTTTGTAAAGAAGATTGCTAAGTCAGCTGGTGTTGATTATAAGAAAGCAGGTGCTATAGCAGCGGCTGCTGGTCGTAAGAGAATGGGCGCTGCTAAGTTTAATGCCAAGGCAGCAGCAGGTCGTAGAGCGAGTATACGCGCACGTAAGGCGGGTAAAGTATATAAAGGTTAGTTATGGTATATGTGTTATTAAAGAACAAAGGCGGACAAGTTCTTAAAGACATTAAGTTGAAAGATCCTAAAGGTAAGACTTGGACAGTCACAGGAACATCTCGTAAAGGTATTAATCGTTATTCAATTGGTTTGAAATCAAGTGATGGTTCTACAAGAACTGTTATGAATCATGATATAGCGAAGAAGAAAGATCCTAAGCATGAGCCTTGGTCGGTTGTTGGTGGTTTTCATTCACCTGCAAAGATTGCTAAGATGTATGGTCGTAAGTTAGATCCTGATGCTAATAAACCAAGACCAGAACGTGCTTCATTTTGGAAAATGAAATCTAAACCTGGTAGTCATAATTACAAGCAAAAGAAACGTCTCATGAAAGTGGCTCCTGATCAATACGGTAAGTTTAAAGAAGATTGGGAAGCAAATTTAGAATGGTTAGTGGAGAATAATTTAAATGAAGAATCTTGAAGTATATGTTAATGCAGTGTTCGTAGCTCCTAATCTTGAAAAGAAAAAAGAAGCTATGTATCGTTTGATTGAAACATCTCATGCAAAAAAAGAAACAAAAAAGCTTGCCAAGACTAAGGTAAGTATGTTAAAATCAAATAATCAGGTAGATAAGTATGCTACTAACTATATGTTCTCGGGAGAAGGTCTAAGTGTCTAATAAGGCTAATAAGTTTAACATACATTGGCAGTTGACACGTACACAGGTACGTAAGATCAAAGATGTTGATGCAAAGATTAAATATGTATTGAATTTTCTTAATCGTAATAAGAATGTTCATAATTATGGAAGAGTTCATAATTGGCTAAAGATGACAGGCGTTGCTTATAAAGATGACAAGCGTCAGAAGTTTGTTGATGCTGTATCTAAGCTTGAGGCTAATAAGTCTAAGTATTCTAATACTGCTGATAATGAAAATGATCTTTCAAAGATGTCTAAGGATGATCTTAAATTAGTATATAAAGATCTGTCTAAACGTAAGTATGGATTTCAATATAAGTCTGTACCTAAAGCACATACTGATTTTATGGATAAGTTGAAAAAAGCTCTAGAGGATTAATGTTTGCAAAATGGACCGAAGTCAATGGTATTAAGTGTCAGGGTAAAACCGAAGCTCGTACCTGCCAGGCTTTATTTGATTTAGGATTTAATGTTAAGAGAGGTAAGTTTGTAGAAACACCTCATGGTCGTTATACGCCAGACTTTGACATTGGATCAGTATATATAGAAGTAAAGGGTATTAATTCCTGGTATCAGGCTTGTGGTATGGTTCCCATGATGGAAAATGCAAGAGATCCCAAGCTTGCTAAGATTACAGATACATCTCTCAAAAAAATGTTACATGTTAATAAGATTAAGCCGGTCTATGTATTTGTAGACTTGACTTCTTCTAAAAAAGCTTTATTATCTATGGATAGACCGAATACAGAACTTAATGTGTTATACGGTTATCCAAATGAATTGAAGGAATTTTTATATGAATTTACCACTGATCTCTCACGAGATACCACACTCTCTGGCTGAGGCTGAACATGCTGGAGATTATGACATTAACGACTATCTTTTCGTTCTTCTACATCGTTATATGTCTGACGATCGTTATAGGAGTATTGTGGATTCTTATAAGGGTTTTACCATTCTTGATAATAGTTGCTTTGAGTTGGGTTCTGCTCTCTCTAATGAACTTATTGTAGAGTATGTAGAAAAGATTAAACCTGATGTATTTGTATTACCTGATGTGTTGGGTAATATGGAACAGACAATTGATAGATCACATGACTTCTTAAATAAGTATCCTGAATTAGAATCTAAAGCAATGGCTGTAGTGCAGGGTGATACACCAAAAGAGTTTAAAGACTGTTATGAATGGTTTGATGAGAACTGTCCCAACCTAGCAATGATTGGTATTCCGTTTTGTTTTAATTGGGCATTCCGTAAAAACCTAAATCCCGTATCACATGCAATGGAACGTGTAGATCTTATTGATATGTTACTAAATGAGGGAGTAATTCGTAAGACGACTAAACACCATCTATTGGGTACTTGGTGGGCTCCAGAGTTTGGTTATTATTATCAACAGGATTGGATATATTCTATTGATACATCAAATCCTATTGCAGCTGCTATTGATGGAGATAGATATCCAATTGAGCATAAGCCCAAAATAAAATTTGATGAATTTGTAGATATGGACTTGAAAGAAATCAATATTGATGATATAATTTTTAATGTAAATGTATTTAAGGAATATGTTAAAAGATGAGTGAAGATAAAATTAATCCGTCACACTATCAAGCACCTGGCGGTTATCAGGCTATTGATATTATAGAATACTTTAATTTAAATTTTGCTCGAGGCAATGCTGTTAAGTATTTGTTACGAGCTGGTAATAAAGCCGAGAACGGTTACGAAGCGATTGATAAAGAAATCGAAGACCTAGAAAAATCTGGTTGGTATGTAATGCGAGAAATTAAACGTCTCAAGGCTTTAAAAGAAAGTGGTTCATAATAGCTAACCACTCTAAACAACACACTGCTATTAATACGGAGAAAACATGAAAAATATTGTCGTATCATTATCTGGGGGAATGGATTCCTCTACACTGTTATTACGTTCTATCAAGGAAGTGGGTGCATCTAATGTAACCGCTCTTTCTTTTAATTATGGACAAAAGCATGTATGTGAATTAGAACGAGCCAAGGAATTGGTTAAGTATCTGGCATCTAAGGGACATACGATTAAATATCAACCTATTGAATTAAAGGGCCTACAACAATTACTATCATCTGCTTTAGTTACTGGTGGTGATGATGTACCAGAAGGTCATTACGAAGAAGATACAATGAAAGAGACAGTTGTACCTAATCGTAATAAAATCTTTGCATCTATTGTTCAGGCAGCTGCTCTTTCTGTCGTAAAAGATACTAATGAAGAAACAGCTATTGCTCTTGGTATTCATGCTGGCGACCATGCAGTCTATCCTGATTGTCGTCAAGAGTTCCGCGATGCTGATGATGCAGCCTTCCGTGAAGGTAATTGGGACGCCGAAAAGGTAACCTACTTTACACCATACCTACTTGGAGATAAGTATGATATTCTTCAAGATGGGGAGGGACTTTGTGACGAATTGGGGTTAGAATTTGATGAGGTATATAAACGTACCAACACATCATATAAGCCTATGATGCATAATGGAGTATGGTATTCAGACTATAAGAGTTCATCTTCGATCGAACGTATTGAAGCATTTATTAAATTGGATCGTGATGATCCTGTTTCATATGCAGATGAATTTGGTCCAGTACCATATCTTACCGCGCGCAATTGGGCTGAGAAAGTTCTTAAGGAGCATGCAGCATGAGCATGATTAATATTGGTGGCAGTAATGCCACCTCTAATCTAACTAATATTTTACCTAAAGATGTTCAGCCCAATGCTGTAGATCTACGTCTAGGTAAGGTATATAAAATTATAGATAATGTTTTCACAATTGATGAAGATCATAAGTCTCATCGTGGATCCGCTGAGTATGAAGTATGGGAAGACGGATACTACTATTTGTATCCAAGTGCTTATGAAGTTATTATGGAGAATGAAATACATGTGGGACCAGATGAAGCGGGATTTGTCATTACCCGGAGTACTCTTAATCGTAACGGGTGTTATATTACTTCAGGTCTCTATGATACTGGCTATCATGGGGTTATGG